TTCCTTGTTTCTGACGTATATACAACGGGTTCTAAGGTCTTTTTAATCTCATTATGGCTAATCCTTTCAACACGACCATATGTGCCCGTTAGCCAACTTAAATTAGTTGATAGAATAGTGTTAATTTCAGCAAGGACAAAATCAAGCCTTCGTGAATTAATTAAAAGCGGTAAACTTGGATTACTTATCATTGAATTTGTTTTTTAATGCTTTCTTTTGTCAATCCTGTAATTGCTTTCCCGTACTTCCTTTCTAATTTCTTAGTTTTTGAATCTGTTGCAAATATAGCAAAGGAATCTTTAAAATATTCAATATCAAAAGACCTGTGAAAATCCCCCGTGTCTCTTAATGTTACACGGTTTGTCGGTTGACCTTTAATACCCTTAATTGAAATCGTTAATCCTCTATATTCTGGTTCTATGCTTTGCCCGTCCGAATCAATACCTTTATCAAAAAGCTGGTCGTCAGTGTTCAAATCCAATACCTCCGCCTCATAATCCTTAACAATGTCTAACACTGTCTTATTAATACTTTTTTGTGCTTCCTCTAATTGCTTTATTTTTTTATCAAGCGTCATTTACCTGTTTTGATTTTTGGCATTAACTCGCTTATTGTTTTCCAAATTTCTGTTCCCGTAATTTGTTCAACGTTTTCAATAAGGCTTTTAAACTCTGTTATTGTGATTAAAAAAGCCATGGCCCATGTTAAATAATCTGTTACGCTGAAAACATTAACAAACCCTTGTGAGCTCAATATCACCATAAAATAAGAAATACATTTTGTTATCGTGCGGCTAAGACCCCTAGAGTTTATTTTTTCCCCTCTTTTTATTGCCGCTAAAATACCAGACGCCATATCCATGAATACGAGGGAAACCGTAAAAATTAAAAACGACTGAATAGGTATAATGAAAGAGGCTACCCAAGCAAAAACCGCAAGTGAGTAACCGTAAATTATTCCTTTTAAACTTGAAAACATAAGTAGTAAAAATGTTGTAAATTTCATTAAATTTCAGGATTAAAATGTTAATATGTTTGTTCAATGTTTTTAACCCCAAACTGTTCCAATTTTTGCCCCCGTCTTTCGACAAGGAAGGCAAATTTTGTCAATCATAGTAGTATCAAAAGAAATAGCGTTTAAGGCGTTTGAGTAGTCGTTTAATAGACCTTGTTTTTTCCCCTGTGTGTCTCCGTTTATTTCAAATTGAATTTGGTTGAAATCGATATTCCTTTCGTTCCTGTTTATTCTAGCCTCTGCATTATACGCAAGTGCTTGAAGAACCTTTATACCAATTTTTTTCCAAATCAAAGTTTTAAAAATCTGTTTTTGTTCTGTAATCAATTCAGTATAATCACATTCACTTGTTAGTTTTAGGTTTAATCCATAATTTGAATCTAAGTGATAAACATTATCGGACAAATCAAAAATAGTTGAGGCACTTAATGTTGCATCGTTTTCAAATGCTGTACATTTGTAATATTTCCCCGTCGGGAAAGTGTCAATGCCTTGTCTATGAAAACCATAATCTTTGATTGAATTAACAGACTGTCCAGTTATTGCGTCCTCATCGTAACAAATCCAATAAGATTTTGAACCGTCTAAAGTCCAATCAACAGTAAACCATTGTTGCGCTCCCTCGCCCGTATAGCTTAATGTTTCTGATTGAAAATCGTTAATACTTCCCGATTCTTTAACCCTTATTGTTATGCTCTGATTAGTGTCAAATTGTAATGCAATTGAATTGATTTTAACTTGTAAAGATTTTGAACGTTTTGGTATTATTTCAAAGCCAACCGTTTTCCCTTTGTTGACTTGCAATTCGTTGAGCATATTGCCCGACGAATAAAATAATGTATCACGTTCTAACAAGTTACCAGCGGTCTTTAAATTTGCCTTTGTTGTGATCCAATCTTGTACACTTTCAACTATTGCCGATTCTGTGAAATCTCTTAACCATTCGGTAAAAAAATTAGTTTCCCTCCAGTATGTTGTATTTGTTGGTAACTCTGTAATTATCTCACTCGTACATCTATAAATATTTCCGTTATAACTTACAAAATTCCCCTGCTTATAAGTCGTTGAAATATCCCAACCCACCACAGTATAACGCGAGAACTCTTTAGAGATAGATTCTAAATTTTCAATAGTAACTAGAGGGTGAACATCATTGTAATATAAGCCGCTGTCCGTTGTTGTCATTGACATCAATTGAGTACCGCTTGAATCCCAATTTTGACGCCATCCTATAAGTCCTAATAGATTACTTTTTATTGTTGTTGCGTTATACATCGAAATTATTATTAATAAGGTCAGGCGCACACCCTTACGCCTGACCTCTATAACCAATGAATGAATTTTTATGCTGTTGCAATGTCAAACTTAACAATCCCTGAAGGAATTGTAGTCAAATCGCTGTTATATGCTGTAACAAAAGCAATATCAAAAGCAAAGTCGAAAACTTCCGCTTTTGTTCTTGTCATGTCAGCAGATGCACCACCCGCAACAGATGAACCGTCAACTACTTCCTCGTAGTAGTAAGTTCCAATCTCAAGACCTAAACCTGGCATTACGATAGTATCCCATTCGTGACCAGTTCTTGAAGTTGTACCGTACAAACTATCACGTTCAACGCGAGTCAAAACACCTAATTGACCGTCAGAGATAGCGTAACCAGTAGCATCCTTCGATGCAGCGTTTGTAATGTTTCGAGAAAAGGCAAAGGATTTGTTTTCAAAAGAAAGTGTTTTATCCTCTTGGTTGAACTCACCAAAGCCCTCCATTCGATTTAAAATACCGTGTAATTGGTGATTTCCAACCACATCCATACCCATCGAAAGGTAATCGTTTCCTTCCATAATAGGCTCCAAATCGTGTAAGATGTAAGAAGAATTTAGATCTCCTGTTCCTGTTTCGCTTAATACGTCAGATGCGAAAGTGTGACCTCCTGAAATTTGGTTAATTACTTGCGTCTTAGCAGCATCCAAAGCAGTAACGCCTTGTCCCTCCAAAGTTGCAATCATTTTCACTAACATCGCCTCGAATTTCTTATTGAAATCCTTTTGATACCCGATATCATTGTTATGATATAAAGAAGGATACATTTTGAAACCATAAGCCAAAGTAGAAAACGAAACCGTGTAAAAATCAGAAGTATTCTCATCCGCTGCAATTGTCACAGGGCGAGTAGTTCGGATAGTTACATCCTTGTAATCAATTACAGGAATTTTCAATGTATGACCGATTGAATTAAAAGCTCTTTGAGCTAATTCAGGGGTAATAAAAGACGCATTTGAATTAGTTTGTCTTAAAAAAGTATCCAAAACACCCGCTCGGCGGATTCTAAATTCAAATTTGTCAAAATTTGGTGACGCAACTCTAAACTCTTGCGCCAATGTGTTTACTAATGACATTTTTTTGTGTTAAAAAAATAAAAAAATCTTCAAACTTCATCCTAAAGTTTCCCTATTTTTTTTCCTACCGTAAAGGCAAAGATTCAATTTCAGGCGTTTTATACGCTTCATCGAATTTCGCTTGGTATTCTGGATGACTTGTAGAAATTCCTTGACTCATTAAGCTTTCCTTAATAAGAGAAGAAGCCTCTGACTTTGTTTTTGCTCCTGTTATGCTTACAGAGTTATTTTGTGCGCTTTTCCCCGCTTGCGTTCCCGCTCCGTTTTGCACTCGCCCTTCCTCTATTATTCCAAAACTTTGTAACTCTTTAGTTAATAGTTCAGGAAGTGTAAAAGGGTTTTGAAGGTTTTCAGGGTTATTAATTACCATCCCTTGAGCGTCACGAAAACGGACGTTTTTAAAGCCCGCTGCATCGTCGAAAAATTCAGGCGTACCCTTTTCTAATACGTTTTGCTTTGCAGCCTTTAAACTTGCTTTAATTGCTGCCTCTGGAATGTTTTTAGCAAACTTAACACCCGTTATAGCCTTTTCAAATTGATAATCAAGTCCTAACCTTAAATTATCCTCTTGTGCTTTTGTTAATTTACCCTCATATTCTTTTGCAACGTTTTGGACTTGACCCTGTAAATCGAGAATAGTTTTTTCTTTGTCGTTCACCGCCTGTTCCAATTTTGTCAATTGACGTTTTAACCCTTCATCGCCCGCACTGTTTTTCAACCTACTTTCAAGGTCTTGTTTTTGTGTCCGTAGCGTTTCAATTTCACCTTTTAACGTACTAGAATCACCGCCTGTTTTTTGTGCCTCACTTATTGCACGTGCAGTGAAATCAGAAGTTTTTTCACTAATACCCTTGTTCAATCCTGAAAGCTCCGAAACCTTCTTATCTATATTATCGTAAGTCTCCCGAACCTTTCTAGCGATTACCGCATTTTCATCGTTTGCACTTAATTTTTCAATTGCCTGAAGAACATTATCATCCAGGCTTTTTAAAATTTCATTCTGTTTTAACAAATCAACTGTTAACATACATTCATTTTTTTGGTTATAGAAAAATATAATTATTTATTTTGATGGCTTATTTGCTCCTTTGGGCAAATTTAATACTTCTATAACTTCAAGCCCTTGTGATTCCATGTGAGGTAAAAAGTTTTGATTCCAGAACCTTACATCTGTCTTATACACATAAGGCTTTCCAATTGGCTCACCTGTTTCGGGATTAAAACCCTTTACACGAAGTTTAACAATTACTGTATTTTCCTCGCCTTTTGCGGGCTTATACCCTCGCTTCGTTGGTTTCGTCGCTCTGGTTGTTGGCTTCGTTTCCTTCGCCGTTGTTTCTATTTCCATCATTATTCATTGATATTTGTTGAGTAGGCAGTTGGATATAAGATAACAAAGTGTTTTTAATCCTGTTTATTTTTTCATTAAAATTTATCCCGCTACCAAAATCAGTTATTAAAGTATTTTCACGCTCAAACCTTTGAATTAGGCTTGAAAAATTAGCTTTTAAAATTAATTCTTTATCATCAAAAACGCCTAAACTTTGCGCCTCTTTTGTAGTTAAATGTCGATAGGGTTCTAAGTTTAACAAAATATTTACTCTATTCAATTCCTCTTTGTTGTTTCTGTATTTTGTTTTAAAGTATTGATCCTGTAAATAATCTAAAATAATATGCGAAAACCCTTTATTTTTTGCGAATTCGTAAAGCTCTAACAATTGAGTTTCTGAAAACAGAAAGTATTCAGTACCCATGTTTATATAACAATTCAAAAATAATTCTGACCCATATCTTAAAAGGCATTGAGTTTTATCACTCCAGCTTCGCGCCCGTTCTAGGTTTTCTTGAATGTCTTGAAGTATTGCTTTTCGCCCTTCAAATAACGACATTACTTGTTTTTCATTAACAGCCTTATTATTAATTGATTCAATAGATCCACCCGTGGTTCCTGAAATTATTTCTCCTTCAATTCTTTTTAGTTCCTCAACATTATAGTCTAATATAGACCTATCTATTTGGTGAAAACTAACGGGGTTTCTTAAATCGGCGTTATCATTTTCAGGGCTTGGAGGGTCTATTATTATTTTTGAACCTGCACCCGTTAATGATGTCTTTGCGCAAACGGGACATTCTTTAACCTGTGCCGTCCCATGCGTTCGGTCAGATAGTAGGATGTAGTTACCGTCTGAATTCTGAAGGAATCCACCTCTACACTCTTCATTTGTTTTTTCGTTTACGTAGTCGCAATCAGTTCTAAACACCGAAACAATAGGGTATGATCCGTATGTATCGAGTTGTTTTTTTGAAATAGAATAAAACAAAAGCCAATCTAACTTACCTAAGTAGTTAGAAATAGGACTTTTTTTAATTTCTTTTTGATAATTACTTTTTGGTGTTGACCAGAAAAAACGCGCGGGGCAATAGGTTAATTCATGTTCACTTTCCGATAGTACTTCCTGTATGTCGTTTGAATCATTTACCCGAAATAACCAATATTTTTCACTATCAAAAAAGGCAATTTCTTTATCCTCTCTATTGTTCCAGAAAGCTATACTTTGTATTTCACCTTCTTTCGTGTCACAAAATATAATTTCAGAAAGATTCAAGAAATAAGTATAAGGATTAGGACGGTTACCCTCTTGCATTGTTTGGACGTCAACAATCATAACACTATTAATTTGTGTCTTCATTGCGTCCCATGCCTCATACCTCCAAAAATCATCCTGTTCAGTTTCTTCCCTGTATTCCGTCCAATCCTCTAATAGTTCATCAGAGACAAAACCATAGTCATAAACAGGGTTTTGCCCCTGATAAACTTTTTCTAATGCTTTGTATATTTCCTCCGTCACTGTTACTGTG